GCTGGTTTAGGCATTAAAGCAGCTAGTTTTTTATAGTCAATCTTCTCTTGTTTAACCGTTACACTTGGAGCAGGCACAACAACTCTCTCAGTTTTAGGAGCTTCTACTTTGATAGTAGGATCTAATTTAAGTTTTTTAATCTCACCAGTAAGTTTGTCTATCTTTACATTAAGTGTCTTTAGTTGAGCTGTTGGTTGATTACTTACTCTAAAGTTTTTAGGATAAGGAAGTTGTTTAGGGAAATTGTCAACATTGATAGAAGTAGGTAGTTTAAAAGCCTTGAGCCACCCCAGTACAGACTTTTGAGTTAAGTGACTATCTGAGAGCTTCTTTTCGACCTTTTTCTGATTAGCAACAGTAACTGTTCTACTAACTGTCTGATTCTTGGGAAAGTTTTTTACAGTAACTCCGAAAGTATGGGCTTTAATCGCATTAACAGAAGCTATCCCTACATTCTGGATAGTGTTTATTATATTACCTGTTATCTCTTGTATGACTTTAAACTGCATTTGGATTTCCGATATTGCCCAAGTTGTAAGTTGGGTTTGGAAGTCCTTGTTGACCAGCATTAGCAGGGCTTCCACCCATTGCTGCCTCTAAACCGCCTACACCTGGAGCACTTGGTAACTGTGGTTGTTTCATCATGTTTACTTCTTGTTCTGCCTGAATATACCTGAAGTGTTTCTCTACATATTTTTCAAGAACTTTTTGTATCTCAGGTGGAAGTTTCTCAATATCTCCGAAGTAAACCTCCATGGCAATAATTAAGTCTTCATGTTGGTCTCTAATCTTAATCTCTGGAAGTTGTCCTCTTTCAATCATGGCAGCGTCCTTCTCTGACTTCTCATCAATAGAAGTAATTATATTTTCAACACTCTCCATCTCTGGAGTTGCATCAATAAGAGCTTCTACTACTGGAGTTAAGTTAACTTGAACATCACCTTGAGAACCAGTCTCTACACCCTGCAGAACAGTGATAGTGTTTTGGAGAGAAGCTTGTCTTGAAGCTGGAGTCTGTTTTTGAAGCTTATCTGAGTTGACTGTAACTTTGAAATTAGCTGAAACTTCTTCTGGGGCAATAGTTATAAGTTCTTTAACACCTCTCTTACCAGTGATAGAGAATGTCTGTTCCTCGGTAATGTACTGGGCATTAAGCTCTAGGAAGTGTTCTCCAAGTTTCTTTAAGACCTGTTCTCCGAAGAGGTCAAGAATCATCTTCATGTTAGTATCAATGTTTTGGTCAATGATTTGTGCTCCTCTAGCAGTCTGGTTGATTTGTTGTGAACCTGCACCAGAAGAATATAGTGAGGAAATACCACCAGCCTTCTCAATCTTTAAGCCTAAATTCTCAGCCATACCGATGGCGGCTCTGGTATTGTCAGTAGTCTTAATTTGGTTAACTTGGTTTGGATCGCCCATAACACGGATAATTCCGTCTGGTCTTTTTCTGAACTGCCAGTCTGGAGTCTGAGCTCCTGCTGACCCGACAACCCACATATCTGTGTTTACTTGTCTGATATTGGTCATTGTCTGGTTAAGAACTTCAGTGGCGGCAATCTGTAAATCTCCAACAACATCTACAAGAGCTACACAGTGGTACTCATCATCTTCTGGGAATGGAGCAAACTCAATAAAAGGATAGTGTCCATGCCAGTAAGGAGATTCAGTGTCGTTATTGACCATCATGTCTTTTAGACTTCTTGAACCAACACCAGAAGTAACTTCTTCAATTGGTAAGTAGTAAAGTTCACCGTCATCAGTATGCAAACACATTAAAGGAACATTGGCTGCCCTAAAAGCCCACTCATCATCAGCATCAGCATCCGTAGCTTTGTCATGCTCATACTCAAGTAGTTTTGAGGTAACACCAGACTTCTTTAGAATATCTAAGAATTTCTTATTCCAGGCTGGTTTTTCATCTTTATCTTCAAGTGTTTCATTCTCGTCAAGCATCTCTCCGACCTTTTTATCAATCAACTCAATAATATAAGGCTGTTCATAAATAGAAGGAATATTTCTGTTTGGAACAAGAATATTGTTGTAGCGAACGAACACAGCATCAGCTCTGTCTGTAATAGCTTTAAGAATCTTTTTCCTTGTCTTTTTACCTTCTTCGTCTTTTACTTGAACTTCCAAAGCCTTTTCAAATTTCCACCCAGTTTTACAATATCCTTTACCAGCTAAATACGCAGAGTAGAACATCCTGTAAAAGAGAGTCGTCATTGCCAATTCTCCAAGTTCCCAGTTAACAATATGTTGATTAACCTGTCTTGCTTCTACATCTTCACTTCGTCTAACTTCAAGACGAATACTCTCCATTGTAGGATTAGACCTAGAAAGATAGTTACGAACTAAGGGAAAGACTTGTGGGTCAACTAAGGAATAGTCCCACTCATAATCATCATCTACATTTAAAACACCCTTGTATAAATTCTTGTTTACCTCAACCCTGTCAAAAGCGTCTTGGTTCAGCTCTTTACACTGTTGGTATCTCCTGCGAATAATGTCTGGTTTGTTTGATTCTTTTTTACCCGATGCCATATAGATATATATTAGGTATTAAATGCTCTCTTTGTGACTCCCTACTCTCTTTTCGTAACCAATAATGAACAACTTCAACTTAAACCTGACATCCTCTAAGACCCTCATATACTGTCTTCTGCTCAAATTTACTGCCTTAGCACAAGACCCGTGGTCTATTTGGAAACCACTATCTCTTAATAGCTGAAAGAGGAAAATAATCTTTTCTCTTTCTTCCAGGTTACAAAGTATTTGAACTACAAGTTCTTCATAGTGAAGACCATTTTCAAGTCTTCTAACCTCTAAACCACCATCTCCTGGGTCATATTCTTTAACACCACCTTCATCCATTTCATTCTCTAGTTGAGAAAAGTTAACTGCAATTGGAACGAAGTCCCCTAGACCTCTATACAACTTAATCCTTCTTTTTGACATCTAGCCCTTTCTTCACCAGACGACCACCAACTATTTCATAGGGGGCAGTTATCTGAGTGTGTACAGCAGTTTTGTCATCTAAAGAGAGATGGTTTCTGGATCTCATGTTCTGTCTGTAATGAAGGAGAGTGTTTGCTCTTGCAAACTCGTATCCCTCAGCGACAGCCCTAATCCAAAAATCCCAATCTTCGTAGACAGGCAGTTCTCTAAATCCACCAAGCTTTTCATAAATATCTCGGTGCATTAAAGAGGTAACAACCAAGCCACAACTTTTTCCAATAATATACTCTGGAGTAATGCTTTCAGGAGAATCAACTAACTTTGTGTTTGGTATTGCACCAAACTTCAAAACATTAGGATAGGCAATATCAGCCTCCCAAATAACACGACCACATTGTTCAATGAAGTCTGGAGCCAACTTGTCGTCAGCATCCAAAAAAAGGAGAAGCGTTCCTGTGGACATCTTAACCCCTATATCTCTAGCTTTGGCTACTCCTACATTCTTAGGAAGCATGATGGAAGTAGCGAGAGCATGAGCTCTAGGGTCTTTTGAGCAATCGTCAACTAAGATAACCTCTGTTGGCGTAATAGTCTGAGCCTTTATTGAGTCCATGCACTCAACGATTTGCTCTGGAGGCTTATTATAATTTGTGACAATTATGGACAGGTCTGCTCTACTCATAAAATCTCCTTTCTTGGTCTACCTATATACTTATCATTTTTAATATGACACTTCCTGCAATAAGTAATTCCATTATTTATAGTAAAGCGTAAATCTGGATATTTTGCAAACCCTTTTATGTGATGTGCCTCCAAATAAACACCCCTTATTCCACATCCTCTACAAGTATAATCATCTCTCTCAAATACTGATGTTCTCCAAGAAACATATTGTGGTGACTTTCTTAACCTCTTCTTTTCATCACCATTTTTCCAATTTGGGTTGTTCTCCCCCAAATTATTATTACCCATGCAAGGCTTACACCTTACTGACTGATAAGAACTAAGTTTTTTACCACAATCAGTACAATGTGGTAAGCCACCATTCCACCTTGGATGGTTCTTACCACACCTCTTAGAGTTTTCTGTGTTTCGACAGTTGCCACAGATTTTTGTTTCTTTTCTTCTACTTTTAATCTGCCCCCCACAACGACACAGTCTCATTTTTCCTCCTTTTTATTTTTTAACTTCTCTAAACCTTTCAAGTCTACTTTGACTTTCAAAGCCTTTGCTATCTTTCTTAATGTTACCACTATTTCAGCTAAGTCAATTGACTGCTCATCAATCTTGTCTTCTAGTGTCTTTAAAACGATTGGCGTAAGCCTAATAGCGTCTTTTGTTCTTGGATCTAATGACATAATTTCCTTTCTAAATATGTTTCCATATCTTTTTAATAATAATGTCGTAAATCGTTCCCATGTTTATACAATAGTTCTTAACAGGCTTCCAATCTATCATCGTCTCCCTTTTATACTTCTCCTGCTTAATAATTTTCTACCACCCTTACTAGCCCAGGCAGGAGCCTCGGTTTTCATTGTCTGAAATGCCTCCAAATTTAAGAAAAAATACTCCATAGCTGTACTTGGGTGAGAAGTAAAGTCATGGATTGGTTTAATAATTGGAGTGGTAGCTTGTGAATTTTCTGCTCTCTCTGGATAGCGGTACATCTTCCAGCATTCAAGAATGTAATCTGTTCTTGGATTGGCGTTGACCTCAACACCTTTAGACAGCCAGGCTTTGGTAATATCTCTTCTAGTTAAAAAATCATTCTTTCCAATAGACTGAACATGAACACCCACCTTAGCCAATTCATTTAAGGTAGAGGATGACTTGATGAAAGACTTCTTCCTTACATCAGCATCTCCGAAGTGGATAGCTGGAGGAAGCTGACTAATTTCATTAAAGGCTTTAAGGTCTTCATCTGAGTAAGTGAACTTAGAATCTAGTGGTTTACCAAAAACAGGGAAATAGAACTGGATAATCTGTCCTTCATTCTGGTATCCATCAATTAGGCGTGGTTTGCCATTCTCTGGGTTAATTTGCCAAAAAAGGAAGACAGTTCCGTCAAGTCCATAATCTCCAGAACAGTACAGAACCTGCCCGGGAATGAATGGGTATTTACCATAGACAGTGTTTACAATCTCAGGATAGACACGCCCAGCAATAGAAAGTTCCCAGTTAATCATTATTTCTCTGTTGAAGTCTTCTACGCTACGCCTCTCCCTCTGCTCCTTAAGCCACTTGTTAGTCTTACGAGGGTCCATGTTATAAGTGAGAGTCACTACCTTAATCTTTTCCCCGTCCTTACCAAACCTTAATCTCTTGGCTTTTCCAGGCTTAATTCCAGGCGTGGTCAAAACAATACGACA